GTTTGCGATCGCTGTCAGTCGTGGTTGTCTCACACCTGAAGGGAAAACCGTAACCATGACTGACAGCGATCGCAAACGTGGCGGTCAAACGATAGGTACTGAGCCTATGAGCCAAGCTGAGTATGATTTGCGGTATCGCTTGGCACATCCTGAAAAATATAAGGAAGTGCATGGGTATAAGCCAAAAACTAAAGGATAAATAGCTAATTGTAAACAAATATTACGAATATCTTGACACCTTTCGTCTAGTGATGGTATATTACTCATATAGACAAAACAAAGGAGTAAACGACAATGCAAACACAAATTAACTGCTACTTTAACCACGCATGGGACTCAGAAACTCACCCCGATCTAGCTGACAAGAAAGCGGCGATCGCACTGGCTAGAAGCTTATCTCCCAATGTCAAAAGTTTTGAGTACTCAGGCAGCCAAGCAGATGGCTTTGAGTTCTACTTCACAGAGATTGTGACCGTGACTGTAGACTTTGAAGATGGTGACTGCATTAGCTATTTTGATGAAGTGCAGAATGCTAAGCCACTTATCACAGGTGGCGAAATGACAACGGCTCGTAGAGTGAGAGGTAGATAAAAATGAAGAATAATGAATCGATGATTGGCGACGATCCTAAAGTAAAAGTAGCAATCCAAAGCGCCTATAAGGAAAACAGTAAATTTATTGCTAACGTTGGGCTAGGGATGATTGATGGCACTGTCTGCTGGTTTGAGTGCGTATGGATGCCATCGTTTCCAGTTAATGTGGCGACTGGTCGGCATTCGATTTCATCAATATCCGAAATTGCATTATTAAAAGAATTTATCAAAAGCAATGCAATCGCCATTAGAGAGTTTGCGGAGTCGCTTTAGCTATGCCAGTACCTAATCCACTAAATCCAATCTGTGAAACGTGCGGAGCATTTACCACGTTTAACCAAACCCTGCCGTCAGGGGCACGTGAGTACAGGTGCAGACGGCATAAACCCAACTACGTCTGCAATGACAGCGATCGCCCCGTTGGTCGTCCTGCGATTGGCGATCGCGCTATGACTAGAGCCGAAATTGACAAGCGGTATCGTGAGAATAATCCTGAAAAGTACCGCGAAACGCAAAGGAATAAGCCCAAGAAGAGTAGGAAGAAAAAAGTTAAGTGAATGTATTGACAGATGTTTTGTAGTGGTGCTATATTACATATATACCAAATAAAGCAACGGAACGGCAAGGCGATGACTACTACACAAGAAAGACTAAAAAAACTTACCGAGTCAACTGAAACCGCCAACTATATTGTTTGCTACAACGAAAGTAAAAAAGAATGGGAACTAAGAGGCAAGATGGGGAATAAAACTTATTTCATGAAATCTTGCCAGTTTCAAACTCCATTGATTGCTAAACAAAACGAGCTAGAAGCAAAAAAGTCCAACAGATAACCACCACCCCGCGCAAACGAGAGGGAGTAGCGCCCCTCTCATGGATTTAGTAAACAAAAGAAAGTAACACGATGGAAACCGCAAACTCTGCACCTAAAATGATTACCGTAATAGCAACGACAGCTAACCCATTAAACAACCAGCTTAAAGAGCTGACTGGCGACGGATGGAACGTTTTTGACTGGGATGGAAATCTGATGGAATCGAATATTATTAAGCATATAAAAACAGGGCTGCTCGTACAAGTCCTGTAGCCCAAAGCAAAAAGCGCTTACAATACCCGTAAGCGCTTTTTTGTTGCCATCATGCTCAAATTCACCCAACCCAACACACCGATCGCCGCTAAGCTCCTATCCAAGCTGCAAAACATAGAGCCTGTGATAAAGACTGTCAGCGCGGATCATGTGGTTGCACTACAGGACAACATCATCCGTGAGGGTGGCGATCCTGATACGGGCGCGGCATGGAAAACACTCTCTAGTAAGTACATTGCCCATAAGAAGATGATCGGGGCATTCCTTACGATTTTGCGTCGTACTGATGCGATGCGTAAGGGTATCAGCGTAATATCGAGCGATGGTCGGAGCTATCGGATCAGCGTTGTGGGAGACGCTAAAAAGTACTTTGCATACGCGAATGAGGCTAGGCGGTTTTTGGGGATGAGTCCAGAGACGAAAGAACGTGCTAAAATTGAGTTAAGCAAGCATTTGAAGGGTAAGTAACATATGGGTAAAATGACACCTGATCAGTTAGAGTTTTACAATCATTTGCGAGACACTCAGTCTAAATTTATGAGTCGTCATCCCTCAACTTTTCCAGAATTAGCGCACCTAACAACACCTGCTGAACGGTATCGGAATTTGTGCGAAAGCTACGAGCCTCCAAGATTTAAGAAAGAGAGATATCATGCCACTCCCTAACCTCATCCCCCCATTTGCGCCCAAAAACACCGATGGTAGTTACCAATTTAACTGCACGTTTTGGGTACGGAATAGCGTAGATACAGGCACGGTTAACGCGCTAGGCAATCCGATTATTGACAGCGATACAACGATGATAGAGGGCTGGGCAGTGCGTGAAAGCAATCCTCAACTACTTGAAACGATCGGCGCTAGTGTAGAGGAAACACCGATCAAAATCTGGATTCAAGCTCCCAAATGTTTACCCGCTAATTTCGCGTCGTTTAATAATGTGCGCTGTGAGTTAGATTTGGGCGGTAAGCGTGTTGGACTTTTGCGCGCTGTACCGATGGCGCATCCGTTTGTGCCTAGTAATTTTCAATTTGTAATCGGAGCTTTCAAAGGAGTGAATGCATAATTCAAGAGGTAGGAATCGAACCTACGTCATCCGCCTAATATGTACACTGGTCGGTTTTACCCTACAGTACGGCTGCGATACCACTTCGCTACTCTCGATAATTGTATGCAATATCTAAAAAAACATTGCTTAATTAATTTATCATAAACCCATGAAAAAATACCTACTACTCCCCCTACTACTTTTTGCCATCCCATCCCCCCCGTGATCGCAAACGAGCCGATTAACTATCCAGCTAACTTTATCGAATGGCGCGGCGTTGTCTACAATCTCAATCACTTAGCTGGTACAGGTGTTCAGCAAATCATCGCAGTGCAAGAGCAAAAGCCTGTGGAGAAACAAACGGAATCGCGTGAAGTGCGAGATAATAGGCGGCGTGTGAATTTTGAGAATGCTCGTAATTTGATTTTGATTGAGAGATTGCGAAATATGCGATAATCACAGGGTAGATCCGCTTGGTCGTGTTTACTCCTTTACTTATTTGTCTTGAATGCGATCGCTGTCCTGAGTTTCAGATGGATGGCGATCGCTTTTTTTGCTGCTTATCTATAATTGTAAACAAATATTACAAACCACTAGACACTCTAGTACTATACTGCTATATTTAAGAGGTAAAGCAAACGAAGGCAAGCAAATGACTACCGCAAACACCACTGCACAAATCGCAACTTTCTTAAAGGTATCTCCTAATCAAATCAAGAGCGTAAGCTGCTAAGCGTGGTAATCGCTTGCTAGATTTGGTTAGCTATGTTGTAAAAGTATCAGAGTAAGATATGGCAGACAGTAACTATGAAAAATTGTATATTTTGCAAGAAAGAATTTGAAGCCAAAACAAAACGGCTTTGCTGTACTAGATCATGTGCAGCAAAGTTTTCTACGGAGAAAAAAGGCGGATCAGCATGGAAACAAGAAGAGATCGAATATCTTGAAAATAATCTTGGTGTTTTACCTTTTCCTGTATTGGTTAAATCCTTTAAGAAATGGTCTAAAAAACAAGGCTACCCAGAACGGACAGATACTGCGATAGAAGTTCAAATCCATCGCATGACATCTAATTCCCCCTTAAGCCGCAAATGCACTGAAGATAATTTTACTGTGTACGAACTTTCGAGAGGGTTAGGCGTACCATTGGACAGAATACGCTTATTTGTTCGCAGCGGCAAATTACAATTCCGCAAAATTGCCCACAATCAGAACGCAGTTAAACGTAAAGACGCGATCGCCTTAGTCCTGAATAATCCCTCGCATTTTGCTAACTGCGATCGTGATAACTTGTTCTGGCTTCTAGAAGATGAAAACTTAGTACAGCAAGTCAAAAACTCAGAGCCATCAACTAGAGGTTTTCGCCGTGCTGTGCGTTGTTACGCCCCTGATGGTATTAGAGTTTATTCTGGCGTAAAGGAAGCTGCTAGGGCTAATTTTGTTGCACATCGTTGTATATCTCAAGCGATCGCTAGAGGCGGTAAAAGTGCTGGAATGAAATGGGAATGGGTGGAGTAAAAGTATTTCACTTTTGGTAAACTATTAGCAAAATTACACTCACAAAATTATGGCAGCTAAGAAAGATCCTCGCCTTGCTAAAGCTGGAGTAGAAGGCTATAACAAACCAAAGCGCACTCCTAAGCATCCTACTAAGTCCCATGTAGTTGTTGCAAAAGAAGGCGACAAAGTTAAGTTGATCAGATTTGGTGAACAAGGTGCGGATACAGCAGGTAAATATAAAAAAGGCGAACCCGAATCGGTTACTCAGCAACGCAAAGACTTTAAAACCCGTCACGCTAAGAATATCGCTAAGGGTAAATTGTCTGCGGCTTGGTGGTCAAATAAAATTAAATGGATGTGGATAATCAGCTTAACCACATCCATTTTTGGGCTTAACTCTTAACAACCTTAAACCCAAGATTCAGATCGATTTGGTGATTACTCATGATCACGCCATGACCTCGCAAAGCATTGATTATTTTCTCGCATCCCTTCCAGCTAAATACGGGTTTATGGTAAATGTTGCCAGTCGGTAGAGTCACAGGCGTTAGTTTAGCCAATCCGCCATGAATCCAAGTGCTATAAGGTTGACTGGTTTCCTTACTCAAAATCTTGACATCTTTGTGACATAGGAAAGCGCGGAAATCCTTCTCTCTATATTTGGGAATTGCAAGGCACTTGTGAAGCTCTCGAATATCGAGCCATGTGTCAGAATCCATCACGGTGTCATAGATGATCGCTTTCGGCTCCAAAACTTGGATCTCATCTTGCAATGTTTGGTTAGCTTCTAAGAGCTTTTGTTTCTGATCCTCAAGATCGGCGGCGAACCGCAAAGCCTCTGATAAGGTTTGAGGGATTGCGGGTTGAGTAGGAGCAATTTCATATTTGCCAGTCTTGCGGATTGTGGGCAAAATCTCTTCACATACCCAATCCTGAAAAGGTTCGGCTTGAGGTTTACGAGACTTCATGGTCAAGCGATACAAGCCAGATTCGGAAACTGCTAAAAGCCTTGTGGTGTCTGGATCATCACTTGAAGTTATACCCATCTCGTACAAGTTCAAAACTTGCTTTTCGCGATCTTTGAGAGGGTTGCAAGCTTTGCTAACATTCCTTATATCTAAAATCTCACATACATCTGTAGCTACAAACCAAGGCTCGTTATTAATTGAAACGATGCGAACCTGTTGAGAATTGAATGCAAATTGAGTTAAACTTGTCATATTGACCTGCGTTGTTAAGTATAAGGTTGATCGGCGGTCGGTAGTGGAATACGCGATCGCCATTAATATTTTATCACTTTTTAATATCAGTAATCTAGCGATATCGCCATCAAGGGGCGCGTTGATGCTAGAATCGCTGTAAATTCGTTTATATAGAATATGTGCCTAAACCAACAAAACCAAAGCCAATAAATTGGGTAGCTATACGAGCCGAATATGAAGCGGGGGGCGTTACTTTACAGCAATTAGCTAATAGATTAGGGGTAAGCCTAAAGACAGTCGCAAGACGCTCTAGTAAAGAATCATGGCGCGATGGTGTCCAAAGGGTGTCCAAAGAAGTGTCTAATGAGGTGTCCAAAAAAGTTAGGGACAATATTGTTAGTAAACGGGTTGAAAAAGCGCTTTCTGATTTGGATATGATTAACAATGTAATCAGCCTTACTTACAGCGCAATCATTGAAAATCCTGACAACTTTAAAACAACAGGTGAGGCGATCGCGTCGTTGGATAGGATGCAAAAAATTAAACTTGAGTACAGTCAAGAGCGTATAGAGAAATGGTTGTATGACAGAGGATACGTTGCAGTGCCAATACCCGAACTTGCGTCAACAATCGAAGATAACGATAGCGAGGGAAGGGAAAAAGGAGACGCAATCCCATTTGATTCCGTCATGGCAGGAGTTGCAGAAATCAAACCAACCATTATTCCTACCGCCACCCGAAATCTTGAAGATATCCTTGCTGCCAAAACAAGCGATCGCGTTCAAGACTCTTGACGTTCCTTATGTTGGTGTTGTTAGTGGTTACGGGGGCGGCAAAACCTACCTACTTGCGAGAAAAGGTTTGCTTCATGCATATATCAATGCAATCCCCACTAAAAAGGGCTGTGCATTGGCATTGTACGAGCCTGTAGATGAGATGATCGAGAAGCTCTTAGTACCAGAGCTAGACGAGATTCTTGATGCATCAGGGCTTAAATATACGCTTAGAGCGTCAGCACCCCGCAAATATACGATCGACTTCCCACATGGTCGGGCGGTAATTTATCTCAACAGCTTCGAGAATTGGCGACGTATTGTAGGCGGTAACTATTGCTTTGCGGGTGTTGATGAGATTGATACTGTGCAGCGCAAAATATTAGATCTCAGTTGGAAGAAACTTGTCGGGCGGGTTCGCGTTGGTCATTGCAATCAAATATTTTGCACTACTACTCCTGAGGGCTTTAACTTTGCCTACGATTTTTTTGGTTCGCCAGAATCAATTAATAAAAGCGATCGCGTATTAATAAATCTCAGTACATTAGAAAATCCATTTACGACTGATGACTATATCCGATCTTTGTATGAGAATTATCCAGCCGAATTAATTGATGCTTATGTGTTGGGTCTATTTGTAAATCTCACAGCTAAAACTGCTTATCACTCGTTTAATCGCCATCGCAATAACTCAAATGAAACGGTACAGCCTAACGAGAGATTGCATATAGGTCAAGATTTTAACGTAGGCAAAATGGCAAGCGTGGTATATGTCCAAAGGGGACAAAACTATCACGCTGTCGATGAACTTTGGGGGATGCATGATACATCACACACGATTGAGACAATTAATAATAAATATCAAAATCACAGTAAATATTTATATCCTGACGTATCAGGCAATCAGCGCCATACATCAGCATCACAAACAGATTTAAGCTTATTTGGACAGGCTGGTTATCAGATTGTTAGAGGCACGACAAATCCTGCAATCAAGGATCGTGTTAATGCCATGAATACAGGTTTTTTAAATGGGTTAGGGGAGTCGCATTTATTTGTAAATGTAAAGCGATGCCCTAACCTTACAAGATGTTTGGAGCAACAACCTTTAGGCGATGATGGCAAGCCAGAAAAGAAAAACGATCTTGATCACTTACCAGAGGCGGCGGGTTATGCTGCTTATAGATTATTACCAATTAGAGCAGGATCAGGATTCGGTACTAGTCGGGCGCGTGGGTAGTGTATCTGTTGCTTTAGTCACCGTATCTCTACTAATCGTAATCGACTCAAGCGCAACACGCGATCGCGAATCTTTGGGGACAACAACGCCTAACTTCTTAAGATTAGCTCTAATCTCAGCTACTTTGCCACTATTAGCATGTGAAATAATTGCTAAATGTTTTTTCGGTGACATATAATCAAAACAAATCAATACTTATAGATTATGTCAGATATTGAAATCATTCAACCTAATGAAGCGTTTACATGGCGCTCCAATAAATTAGGTGAGAATAATAAAGCTAGCCCAAACTATAAACACCCTGATTATATTGAATATCAATATGATGTAGAGCGTTGCGAAGACTTCTATGAGGGGCGTAGAGCGTGGATATCAGGACGTTATTACAGCAATTTTGACACAATTAAGCTACAGGAATATCTACCTAAGAACCCTGCTGAAGAAACCGAAGAGTATTTTGATCGGGCGCGGCAAACTCTGTTTCATAACTTTTTCCGTCCATCGGTTGACATGTTTGCTGCATTGATAAGCAAATTTGACCTTACAGACAATGTAAGTGAATCAATACTTATCAATCAAAGCAATATTGACCTTAAGGGATCTGACTTAATCAGCTTCAAAACTGATGCAGATACGTGGGCATTACGTGATGGCTTTGCGGTAATAGTCGTCAGCTATCCAGAGAATGCGATCGCTAATCCTAGACCATACTTAAACTTAATTGAACGTGATGACCTGATTAATTGGGATTTCACCTATGACGAAAGCGGCGCTGAAAAGATGACGCTAGCTGTTATTAAGCGTGAAGAAACCGAAAAGATTAATCAGTTTGCAAGTGAAGAAATTGAGATACGTTGGGTTTATTCTCTTGATGAAAACGGCTTTGTAACTACTGAGAAGTATTACAAAAGCATTGAGAAATCAAAGCCTAGTCGTGGTAAAAAGACTCAAGAGTTAGAACTTTGGATTAGCTACGATCCGCCCCTGATCTTACGCGATGCAAATCAGCAGCCATTGACCGAGATTCCGATTGTGATTTACTCAGTAAGCGATCGCGATGCTATCTGCTCAGCACCGCCTCTATTAGATTTACTAGAAAAAGTTAAGTGCCATTACCAGAATTACTCTAGCTACCAACGCACAATCTATAAGTTACAGCCAACCTATAAACGCAAATGGGCTGACTTTATCCCAGATAATCCGCCCTCACTGGTGATTGGTGGGAGCTTAGCAATCGAATGCTCTAACGGCTCTGATGTTGGCGTTTTGCAGATTGACCCGTCCGCAGTAGAACCTATGCGCCAAATGCTTTCAGATTTACGTGCAGAAATCAAAGCGGAGGCTTTATCCTTCTTGGGACAAGGATCGGTGCAGCAAACTGATGACGAAATTGCTCTCAAGATGGCGCAGGGCAAAGCATCGTTACGCAAGTTTGCTTTAAGGCAAAAGAGCTTATGGCAAACGGTATTTAGTTTCTGGGATAGGTGGACAGGAGTAGAACCTACTGATGCGAGTATTGACGTGGATATCAATGTACTTGATAAGCCAGTCACTCCTCAAGAAGTGCAAGTGGTACTTGATGCTGTAGCCACTGGTACTATGGACGCTGACACGGGATCGGCTAAACTAAATCAGTTGCGATGGTTGCCTGAAGGGCTGAAGCTTAGTGCGATCGCGCTGCCGCAAAGTATTCCTCAAACTAATAAAGTGATGATTAATAAGGTTGACGATTCAGAAGATGATAATGATGATGAGGTGCAATCATGAGTACATGGACAGCAACCGACGTAACCAACATCAAAACAATATTCAACCTTGAATATAAATATGTGCGGAGAATTGAAGAAGCTCTTACAGATTTTGAAAATCAATATGGTGCAACTGCGATTGATGACATTCAAGCCAAAATCAATGAGGCGATCGCCCTGAAAGCAGCCATCGCAGGAATAGAGCAAAGTGCAGACTTTGGAGTTACGAGTCAATCAGTCCCATCCTTTTACTCAATCACTCGCAAGGATGGCACTGAGGTAAGCGGCTATCGTAATGCTTATGACAGCCTCAAGCAAACGATAAGCAACGAGCTTAGATTGCAAGACGTTGCCAGAATTAACACAACTAGAATTATTAGAGCTTAGAATTTATGCGTTTCAATTTTTACTCATACCAGAATGATGAACCCGAAAACACAGGCGGGGGTGCTGATAATCCATTGGGCCCAAAGGGAGAAAAAGCTTTAGAAGCAACCAAACAGAAAGCGCGTGAACTCGAAAAACAACTTGCGGAAGAGCGTGAGAAAAATAAAAGATTTGAGGGTATCGACCTAGCCAAAGTTGAGGAGGCTCTCAAATTCCAGCAAGAGGCGGCGATCCGTGAAGCTGAAGCTAAAGCCAATACAGAAGAAGCCCGCAAACTTGAAAGAGAACAAGCGGCTGCTGAGAAGAAACGTTTGCAAGCCGAAAAAGAGCAAGCTGAAAAGGAGAAACTAGCAGCAAGGCAAGAATTAACTGAAACACGTATCGATGCAGCGATCGCTCTTAACTTGGCTAACACTGGTATCAAACCTCAGTACACTGGCTTACTATCCAAGGATCAGGAGTTTCGTGGTCAGCTAGCCTATATGACCAAAGCCGCCGATGGTGTAGATAACGACGGGATCTATGTTGTCGATAAGTCTGGCGATCCTCGCTATCATCCAGATGATCGCAATAAGTATCTACCCATTGACCTTTGGATTGAAACTGAGATTGCCAAGAAATATCCTGACATGTTTGTTGCGCGTGTCGGGACTGGTGATGGCTTAAGCGGTAGACGTGGCAAGCGTGGCGGCGGTCTAGATATTGAAGCACTTGGCAAAATGAGTCCAACACAACGAGCCGAAGAGGCAAGACGAATGAATTTAAGATAATCAACAAAAAAGGAGCTGTTACGCTCCTTTTTTGTTTGGCTCAAAATAATGTTAGCTGCCCTTTTGGCGCTGGTTTGGGCTTCTTGGTTTTTACAGGTGCAAACGGATCATGATTGGCTATTCGATCGCGCATCACCTCAAAATAGTGCCGATCTTTTTCAATGCAGATATAGTTTCGATTGGTGTTTATGGCGGCGATCGCTAATGTGCCACTCCCTGCGGTGTTGTCTAGGATTAGTTCACCTTCGAGGGTGTAGGTTTCGATTAGGTATTCGATTAAGGCTACGGGCTTTTGTGTGGGAACAAGTAAACCTGTTTTATTACTGTTATTAGCTTTTACTACACTTTTAGGGAATCGCCAACCAGTATCTTTTTTTGCTTGAGAATAAAGGCTGTTCCCAGTAAATCCTTCCCAGTTATCTTTTCTTCGGCTAAAAGTTTTACGTCTATCCTGTATCCCTATGAATGTTTTTTGTGGAATATAAGTAGGTTGATTTTGATAAAAAACTAATATGTTTTCGTGATATCTCAATGGCTGCTTATTTGCTAATAACGCGCTAGGTGCTTTTGTCTTTTCCCAAATCCACTCATACTTAAACCACTTAGGATTACTCATCACAAGCGCACTGGTAAAGGGTTGCGAACCAAACAAGGCAATAGCGCCATTAGGTTTAATGATTCGCTTGTATTGTTCCCACAACAGATCAAAGGGAATAACAGAATCCCAATGACAAGCAGTGATGCTCAACCGTAGGGGAGATCACAAATAATACAGTCGATACTTTTATCTGGAATAAGCTGCATAGCCTCCAGACAGTCGGCATTGACGATACTATTAGGCGCGATCGCCCCTACTTCAAGACCCTCTATATTTGCGATTACATTCAAAGTAGAAACTCACTCAATCCCTTTATTGTAAAGCGTTTTGCGATATAATATAGAAATACCCCGCGATGCTGAAACATCCGAGGCGTGATCAACCTGATATATAGGCTAATATGACTAATCTTATCAAACATTCGTACAACGGCGCGATTATCTCCCAAGAATCCGATGGCTATGTTTCGCTTACTGATATGGCGAAAACTCACAATAGATTGGTTGCTGATTATCTGAGAACTGATACCACTAAAGCTTATTTACAAGCGCTTTCTTTGGATATGGGAATTCCCATATCGGCTCTAGTCAACACTTTCAAGGGCGGTAAAGGGAAACAAGGGACATGGGCACATCCTGACATTGCGATCGATTTCGCTCAATGGTGCAGCCCCACTTTCAAGGTTTGGGCTAATCGTGTTTTGCGTGGAGTGATTACTCAAGAAAAACCAGAACCCAAAAAAGCGATCGCCTATTACTCTGATCGCTGTGCAGACATCCGAAAGAATTTGGTAAAGACAAAAGGTCATTGGTGTGTCATTGAGAAATGCAATCACCTTTTGCTGGAAGTTGAAAAAGCTGGTTATCCCATTGATAGGTACGATTTGTTGGATAGCAGCATTGGCAAGAGGTATGCACAATACCGCCGTGAGATTGGCTACTCAGAGCCTACGCAGTCAGCGCACTATCAGCTACCACATTGCCCTCATCCTGTAACGATCGCTTGCTATCCAAGCAGTGAGCTTGGTATTTTCTCTGATTGGCTTGAAGGTATTTATGAAGAGCGATATCTCAATAAATATCTGCAAGATAAGTACGGGAAACTGGCAAAAGTTTAAATCTGTGCTATTTTAGTAATCAACTGACTCAATAACTTTTGCTTATCGCAATGTTCGCAAAAGTTATTTAGTACTAATAGAAGATTTTCGCAATGAATCTCTTTGATTTAGTGAGGCGCAATGCCAGCAGAAGGTATTGCAAATCATTAGATATAAAGAGAAAAAAGATGGCATTAACCCTTACAGAAGCCGCAAAGATTGCGCTTAATGAAGGCAAAGTATTTGAATCGGCAATTATTGAGCAGTTCGCTAGCTCTAGCGGAATCCTCGAAAATATTCCCTTTGTGGATATCGCAGGTAATGCATATAGCTA